CCATCTGTAATGCTATCAGCACCACTTCTTACTAATCGACTAACTCTATCATATCTATTTAATGTTGTCCAACTTCTACAATATGTTTCGTCAGCAGTAAGATTTTCAGCACCGTTATATATACCATTAGTAAATAATTCACGTTTTAAAACAGCATTACCTTTTGAAAACCCTTTTCCATTAGCTTGACTAATTTGTGTTGATTTTTTATTCATGTCACCTTTAACAGAAACAATATTTTTCATACCCACACTATTAAATAGTTTTTGTGTTTTAGATAATAAAGATTTTTTATCACCTACAATTTCATCAGGGTATTCAACGCTATTAACCATACCACCACTACTAGTAGTCCAACTAAATGGTATTGAACTAACAACTCTGTTATCATATCCATCAAACCCACCTTTAGGGTTTGGTGAAACACCAAGTTCTTCTGGACCTAAAAACCCTGCAGATTTTATTTTTTCTTCTTTTAAATATGATAAGTCTGGTATTGCACCATCAGATATTGCAAGAATATTTTCAAAGTTTTTATTATCATTTGAAAATGCGTATAATTTAGCATCACTAAGTTGAAGCACACCTTTATTATTAGTAAATCCTGGTGCGTATCCGCTTCTAAAAGGTGTTAATGTTGAATTTACAGCTAAATTAGCTTTAGCATTTGCCAGCAAAGCCAATACTTGACCTTTACCAGTATTTTCAATCATACTGTTAGCTCTTTTAATATTTTCAGCATCACCGTTTTCATCTTGAAATATAGAACCTTCTGAACCTAAATAACTTCTTGGGATTGTAAACCCTAACATTTTACCAGCAAAATCAGCAATTCTACCAACAGTACCAGAAGGTACTGTAATTTGATAGCTTGGTCTGAAACCTGGTAGTGGTTTACCACCAATCAATGCCAACACATTATCTTGAACATTTAACGCTCCTAATAATTGTTGTTGTACGTTAAATGAAGCATTATTAGCCAAAGCCAATGCTAATTGTTGTGCACCTATAGTTCCTATCTTGGTATCATTTAATAAACCAGTAGCACCCAACACACGACCTGCTAGAGAGCTTCTAACGTCAAAATTAGGTACTGTGGTTCCACCAGCACCAATTCCTACACCTTGGCCGTTTAAAACGCTTCCTAAGATGTCTAAACCAGTTGTGTTTAAATCTAGTTGTTGATGTGGATAAAAATTTAAATGATTTGATTCTGTGTCTAACACTGGTTGACCAACTCTTGGACTTCCGTTAACAGCTGTTGATATCGAAGGATACGTTGAAGATATGTTTTTACTCAACAAAAAATCTCTAATGCTTATTGAAACATTGTTGATTGAATTTGAAGTCGTTGGTGTTGGACTATTAGTATTATAAAATAGAGGCATAACTTTTGTTTATATATAAATATTATAATACACAAAAATTAATGAAAATAAATAACTAATTGAAAATGAATTTATATAAAATAAAAAATAGAGCACAATTAGTACTCTATTTTAGTTTTATTAATAATATTATTTATATATATATATATATATATATATATTATTTTTTAATTATTATTTATTATATAATAGCAAATTTACGTAATTTAATTCAATTAATCAAGTAATATGAAGTATATTTTTTATTTATTTTTAAAATAATTTATAAATGTTTAAATATCAACAAATTATGTTTTTTGATTCATCATTCTTTTAGTTTCACTATGTATTAAACTTGTAATTTGTCTTATAAAATGTGCATCTTTTAATAAATTAACAGCTTGACCAGGATTACCTGGTGTTGTTACCATTAAATTACCTTTTATTTCAAGAGGTTCAAATGTATGATTTATAGTTGCTGGTATGTTAGCATTTTGATTTGCTTTATTAGCTTGAGCAATTGCACCACCAGGTTGACCAACAAACATATCTTTATTAGTTATTGGTGTCGCAACGTTGCCTTGGACAATTTGTCTACCTTTAGAATACATAGGATTTTTAGGTTTAGGAAAGAAACCATCTTGTATCGGTTGTCCTTGTACTGGCGGTGTGCTATATTGGTCATATAACCCTTTACCAGCACCAATTATCCCACCAGCTATTGCTCCAATAGTAGTTCCTAACACTGGTACTAAACTACCAATTGCGGCACCATATAGTGCATATTCAGCTGATTTTCCTAAAACACCAATACCTTTACCTAAATCTTCATTTCCAGCATCTTTAGCTTTTTGTGAACCATACTCTGTAAGCATTCCAACACCATATCCAGCAGCACCATAAATACCAGCAGCACCTACCGCTCCTTTTACACCACCACCTAATTTACCAGCTAAACCAGTTGCTGCTTGAGCACCACTGGTTGTTGCTAAAAATCCTTTTCCTAAAGCAACACCATTTAAAAGCCATTTTCCTGCATCTAATAAGAATTTACCACCAAATAAAACAGCAAGTGTTCCTTTAGGGCCAAGAGCCAATATTAAATTACCAATAGTTGTAAAAATAGGTTTTAATCCTTTTATAAATTCACCAATATCTTTACCTAAAGACATTAAATCAGCCTTCCAATTTGGGTCCTTCATAAAGTCAGTAACAATAGGGCCAAGAGTTTGATTAATACCATCAATAATTGGTAACATATATGTTTTAACTTGATTTATAAGATTTACAATTTGGTCATCAAAATTTTGAGCAGCTTTTGCTCTTTCTTCCATTGATTTTTTCTCGCTAACTTGTCTTTTTATAAAATCTCGGTCACCTTCGGTTATTTGACTAACTAATTTAGGACTACCATTAATTTCAATAGTTGCTTTACCATTTTTATCTAATTGTGCTGTGTTTGCGATAAATTCTTTCATATCTTCTGGAACACCAAAAGCAATTTGACTTTTAACCTTATTCATTTTAAACAATTCCTTACCTGATTTTACTAAATCATCGTATTCAAGACCTGTTTGTTGTGCAATTATTTTAAGTCTAGACATTTCCAAACTAGACATTTCAATACTACCGTCTTTAGCAAAATGCATAGAAGCTTGAGATGCTTCTGCAATTTCTTTTGTTAAACCAACCATGTCTTCACGAGCCATGTACATTAAATGAAAAGGGTCAGCCATCTTTGCCCAAGCACCACCCATAACTTGTAATTGAGCTGACATATCAACAGCACCTTCAATATCAAAAAGTTTATCACTCATTTGAGCAGCAAAATCCATTTTAATACCTAATTTAGCTGATAATTCGGCCATTTTAGCCAACCCTTTAATACCGTCTTTAAAACGATATTTATTAAGCATTTTTATACCACCAGAAATATTTTTAACAACCTTAGAAGCGTTAATACCCATTGAATGTGCATCATTCATAGTTTGTCCAATATAATCACCAGTACGTTCTGCTGAAAAACCAACTTCTTCCATGTTAGCAGCTAATTCACCAGCACCTTCAGCTCCTAAACCAGTGGCCATAGACATTGCTGCCATAGCTTTAAGACCTTTGTCACCAAGCATAACTGTTCTACCTAAATCCTCGGCATATTGACCTTGCATTTGAGCCAAAGCCTCAATACCAACACCAATTTCATTTGTACTAGCGGCTGTATTTCTAATAGATAAAGAATAAGCTTCACCTTCTTTACCCAAAAGACCCATTTGAAGAGCTGATTTTTTAACAGCTTTCTCCATTTCAAATAAACCAAAACCTTTTAGTTTACCCCAATTTTGTTGTACTAAACCAGGTAACTTTGCTAAACCATTAATACCAGCTTTACCTGTTGCAATTAACGCCATTTGATACTTATTAGCTTCTTTAACGGCTAATTTCAACATTTTTACTTGTCTTTCGTATTCAACGGTTTGGTCTTTAAGATAATTAATTTGTGTGTCTAATTGTGCGATTTGTGCGGCATTAGCACCAATTTTTTGGTTTTCTAACTCTAGAATATACTTATCAGTATCTTTTATTGTTTTTTGAAGAGTTTTTAATTTTTCAACACCTGATAAATAACCATCTAAAGAGGCTGATATTTCAGCCCTTAATTTAGCTTCTTCTTTTAAATCACTTAAACTTGACATGATTATTTATTTTTAACTTTAAAACCTGTTGAATCTAAAAATTGTAATTTAACAGGTATTGCTTTATTTTTAATTTTATTTCCTTTTTCTATTGAATATGTTGATACGTAACAAAGGAAATAATTAGGTATTTTTTCAGTACTAATGTTTTTTGTAACTAAAATTTCAAAATTTTTATTAATATCCGTTAATTTTCTTTGGTTTTTATCGTTGGTATTACCAACTTTAGCTTCTCTTTCACCATTAAAAATTATATAATCAATTTTACCATCGACTTCATATTCTAATTCGTATCTTTCTAAACTTTTAAAAAGAGCTTTATAGTCTTTACGAAAATCTGCTTTTAAAAAATCATTACTACCTCTATCTCTATAAGAATTAACTAATTGATTTGCTATTATTATACCACTACCTTTTGGTTTTGTACCACTAATTTCACCTTTAAGTCTTTCTAAAAAGCTAGGCTGTTTGTATAATGCTTTTCTAAATATATCATCACTTGCATACTCAGCTTCAATATTATCAATCATTTCATCATAATCTTTTTCTTCTTCTGGTTTTTCAGGGGTGGTTGGGTCTAATTCAACTGGTTTAGATACATCATCTGGTTCAGCAGTAGGTGTTGGTTCTTGTTCTGGTTGTTTATTACCACCAATATCAGGTATTGGAAGAACTTTTCCACCTCTTTCAATGTCTAATTCATGAACATCAGCTGTTTTAGGTACATATTTTTGTGTGTTGGTGTCTAATTGATTATAATTAAGTTTTTTATTTTGTTCATCATATGAATCAAAACTAAAACGTATTTTATTACCATGATTATCTCCTAAGATTTCATTGCTATTATGGTCAACATGTTTTATATTAATAGTATAATCACTACCAGTAGCTGTTTTAAATTTTAAAACGTCACCAACCTTAACAAAATCTAATGTGTGGTTAACATCAGTAGTTTCAAACAAGAATTCTTGTAATTTATTATATTGAGCTTCTGTAATTATTATTTTTTTCTTCATATCAAAGTAGTTTGTTTATAAATATCATATAAAATAAAAATACCTGCAATTAACGCAGGTATTTATTAATTTAATGGAATATCCCCATTTTTCATTCTATTCTTTAAAGCATCACCACTTACGGTTGAACTGCGATTGCCTTTAGAATTTGATTTTAATGTTTTTGTTTGTTCTTCTTGGTGTTCTTTTTGTTTACTAACGTCCCTAGCTTTAAGACTTAAGAAAAATCTTCTTTCATAAACAGGCAACGCTAAAACATCTGAATAAGTAAAACCATCCATGTGTTGGGTACAAATATATATTTCCTCCAACAAGGGTGCTTTATACTCGGAAGTCAGGCCAAAAAAATCCGAGGTTAAGTGGAAGAAATGTATCTACGGAACCACCTCCAGGGGTCCCAACAGTAATATTTAAATCAATTCCACTTTCGATTGATTCGACATATTTGTTAAAATCTTTACCGTCTTTAATTCTAATTGATGAAACAAAATCTTTAATGTTGTTTTTATCTCTAGAACCATTAACTTCTACAATCATTTTTTCTAATAAATAAGTTGATGAATTATCAACCAATACACCACTTTCTTTTTCAAATTCAACCAATTTATCTATTTCTTCAACATCACCACATGTAACAAATCTAAATTTAATATCTGCTTGTGATAATTTAAAATAGTATGAAAACAATCCTTCTTCATCTGGTTCTGCACCTAAATTAATAGTTTTAAGTTCATTTAAGTTAATCTCAGTATCAAATGGGTCACCATTTTCATCTAAAAGAGTTACTGGATACATTTCACCATAACCTGTTGCTCTCAACCAAATCATAATAGCATTTCTATCACCAACTAGCAAGTCTTTATATCTTAATTCTGGTTCTAGAATTTTTCTGTTCATAAGAATGTTTAAGAATTCACCGCTTTGTAATAAATTAGGACTACTAAGAATGTTCTCATCAGCTGTGGTCATATAACTAACTCTAATATTTTGTTTTTTGTTTCGATACATTTTACCTTGTGAAGGCAAAGGTATAACATCAAAAGGTGAATTATAATTAGGTTGGCTTATCTCTAAAAGATAAGGATTAACACTGTTAGATGTAGGTGCTACTGGAGTAGGTTGTACAATAGGTTGCTGAGATGGCACTGGACGAGGCGTATAACCTTGTTCGTAAGTTTGATTGTTTGTCATGTTTTCTTCGTAAGAATTTGTTTTATATCTTCTGTTAGTAGCTTCTTCAGCTAATTTTTGATAGTTTTTGGTTTGCTCAATATTTTTTTGTAGTTGAGCATCACGAATTTCAATTTGCTCTTCGCTACGTCTTCTAGAAGATTCCATATTGATTTTTGTAGTACTTTCAGCTAAATCTGGTTCAACAACGTTACCATATAATTTGCTTTGTTCCAATTGTTTAGCTGTACGTTCTTGCATTGCAGCTAAAGCATCGGCATGTCCGATAGGTGTATCTGGTAATTTTGTAGGTCCCATGTATATTTCGTTGGCTGCTTGGGTTTTTTCAGCTTCAAAAGCTTCTCTTTTAGCTCTTTCAGCATTAGACGAAGCCATTTGGTCCTTTGTAGGGATTACGTTTGGTTTTTTTTCACTCATTTTTTAAAACTTATTTTTGTATTTAATTATAACTATTTAGAAATAAATATAGTAATTTAAGTTTTTTTGTAAATGGTATTGTTATAAATAAAAAAACCATCTATTTCTAAATGGTTTTTTTATTTTAATATGGTCCGTGACCGTAAGCTTTGTCCATATCTTCATTGAAATTTCTATCCCATGTGTATTCATCACTAACTTTAGCAAATCTACTATCTTTCTGATAATCTATTCTACCGTATTTTGGGTCAAAATAACCAACTAAATCAGCATATAAATATATTTTAAATTTATTGGTATCCTCATCATATATAGTACCTAACGCTGGGTTTGATTTAATAAATTTATCAAAATCATTTTTATCCACTATTCTAACTGATTCAAAATTTTCTTTAATAAGTCCTTTTAATTGTAAGTATCTTTGTTCAGTCAACACATTAACTTTTTGTAGATTTAATTTTCTATCTATTTTTCTCATTGTTTTAAGTTTATTATAAATATAAATATAAAATAAAAAAACCACCTATAAAGATGGTTTTGATATTTATTTTCGTTATGAATTAGAAAAGTAAGATTGCTCTGTCAAATCTAAGTGTTGCAGTAACTTCAGCGATACTATCGTCATCCATTGCTAAATCACCAAAACCTACGTTAGTAAGCATTGTTCCGTCTAACAACCATTTTTCGATAACTACCCCAGTTGGGTCAAGCATTTCAAGTTCTACTGGACGTTTGTAACCAGCAGCATAACCTTGACGACCTGTAATAGATTCAGAGTGTAAACGTACCCATTCCATAATTGCTTGTGTAGCAGATGGCCCGATTGGGTCACGGAATGTAACATCAATTGATTCCCATGTAAATCTACCTAAAACCCATGTAGATGTATTAAGGAATTGAATTTCAACCTCGTTTTGAGTAATTGAAGGTCTAGACGCTGTAGATAACCACCATTGTTGGATACCTAAATCGGCAGGGAATGTAATTAACCAACGATTCTTTTTCTTAGGTTCGTATGGTAAGGGCATTTTCATTAATAAATCAGCCATGTTCTTTTTGTTTTAAGTGTATTATTATTATTTATTTATAAATATGTTGTTTTTATTTTTTATTCTAACTTAACATAATTTTTTTAATTCTTTTTATTTCTTCCATCAATCTTTGGTCTTCAGTTTCAAACAAAGAAGGCTGAGCAGGTGTTTGTTTTGTTGCTCTTTTTTTAGGTGCTGCTGCTGGTTGAACTTGTGGTTCCGCAACTTGTTTTTGTTGAGCTTGTTGTGGTGTATATTGTTGTGACGTATCTTGTCTAGCAATAGTACCACCTCTACTTTTATGTAAATATTGGAATAACCCCATAATAGTTGTTAAGAAATTTACCAAGTTCTTTTTAAATGTTCCCATATTATTAGCATCATCAATAAAATCATCATTAGGTTGAGATGCATTATATCCAGCAGCTTCACTAAGTTTATTGATATTACCACCACCTAAAGTAGCCATCTTATCAACCATATTACCAAATTTATAATTACCAGAATATATAGCTAATAAAACTTCGTTAATAAACTCTGATAATTGTTTAATATCTTCAGGGTCATTAGGGTCAACTTCAGTAAGATAACTAAATTTTGTTAACATTATTGGGTTTGAATTTAATTGCTTTAAGAAATTATTTATATTTGAATCAGTAGTTCTTCCAGCCATCTTTTTAAGTACGTTTCTAAGGTATTCTACTCTAGTTAATAAATCTTCGAAATTTTTAATTTTATCAGCACCTAAAGTTTTTGTTAAAACTTGAAGAACTTTTTCATCGTTGATAAATTTACCTTCATTTAACGGAGCAGCATTGGTTCCAGTATTAACTTGTGTTTCATTACCCATAGTTTTTTTATTGTTAACAATAAATTGGAATAGGTTTTTTAAATCATTATATAAATCATTATTAGCGGTATCTTGATTTCCTGTATCTGTTGCTGGATTTGTACCAGTATCAGTTCCTGTCGCTGGGTTTGTATTTGTAGCTGGGTTTGTATTTGTAGATGTTCCAGTTCCACCACCAGTGTTAACATTACCACCTGTAGCTGTTCCTGTACCATCACCAGTATTTTTATTCATACCAGTAATATTACCTATACCATTTCCTGTTTGTGTTCCAGTACGTGCATTAACGTCAGTATCATTATCTGGAATATCTAATTCAATATCACCAGTATCTGCAGTTGGAGCAGGTGCTACATCATCACCCTTTGGAGGTGGAATTAACCCTACACCACCGCCTAATCCACGCATCGATTGATACAATGCATTAAGAGTTGCGGCTCTAGATGATTTTTGACCTTTCATTCTAATTAATTTAACTAGTACACCAGCTGTAACTAAACCAATACCTATAGGCCCTAAAACAGCACCAAAACCTTTAGCTAAAGCATAACCAGCACCTGTTTTTATACCTGTTTTTATTACCAATTTTGGCACAGCTTTAATAATAGTGTTTACAACAATACCTTTTAAACCACCACCAGTTTGAGTTACAAGAGAATCACCTAAGGACCTACCTGTACCAGCCCATTTACCTTGAAATATTTCACCTAAATTATCACCATGACCATGAGGATTATTAACTATCTCTGTCAAAGCTTTTCTAGCAGTTTCAGGGTCAGTAAATATACCACCTTGTTGAGTTAAAGCGTTGATACCATCATTAACATTACCACCACCCAATTGTTTAACACCATTGATAAAATCTTCTGGTGTAGAATTAGGATTAAGGTTCATACCATTTAATCTATTCATAATTTGAGTCATACCTTCATTTGGTTTGATTGACGCAAATATTTCTGTTTTTTCTTGAACTGCTTGTTTTATATATTCAATAGATGGATTTTTAGTCACCACATCAAATAAACTTTTAAACCATTCAGTGTTTACCAACCATGAAAAAGCACCCAATGAAGCTCCAATACCAGCCAAAGTCATTGGTAATTTGTTAGACTTAAGTGTATCCATTCTGGTACTTTCAAAATCCTCACCATCACCTCTTCTATCTTGCAATCCAGCTCTAACATCACTAGCATCTATAGGCTCTTCTTCTTCTTCCGTTAAACCAAAATGTTCATCAATACATTTTAATTGTTCTTCATCAAGCTCGTATTCTTCATTCATTAAGTTAGAATTACCTAGCTTATCTTCGTTTTCATCAAAACCAGAATAAACAGCAGCTAAATCTGTATCTAAGAATTTTTTTGTATATTCTTTTAAATGAGCAATAACACCGTTGGCGGCATCAATTGGCATGTAACCAGGTTCTTTTTCTGATTTTTGTGTAGCGGCAACAATAGAATCATAGGTTGCTGCTATTTCAATAACGGTTGTTAAGAATTGTTGTGGGTCTTTATTATTAGGAAATTCAGGGTTTTCTTCTCTGATTTTAGCGTCAAGAGTTTTAATTAATTCATTACCTTGTGTATTTATAATTTGTTGAATTTTTTCGCCAGCTTCTTTGTCAATTTTACCTTTACCAAAGATTTTACCGTTGGCTTTGTATCTCCCTAATTTAGAAAGTCCGTATTTTACAGAGTCCCAAAACCCTTCATCTAATTTACTATTAGATTCAATAGCATCAATTTTTTTAATTGTTTCTCTAAGTATTTCATTAATAATAACAGTGTGTTGTTGTTCTGTAAGTATAATTTTTTTAGCCATAATAACTTTTTAATATAAATATTTGATAATTGATAAAAAGTTAGTATCTTTGCAAATAAAACCAGCCTTATGATTAAAGAAGAACAATTATTAGAAGAATATAATAAATTAATAGATGATATTCTAGATGAATGCGATTGGAAATCACATTTTACTGGTGAAGAAGTTTGTGGTTTGGTTCACCATATATTTAAAAGAGCTGGAAATGAATTAAATGTTACTCCAGAAGAATTACATAAAATATATACAAATCAAATAAGTAATTTAAACCTTACTGATGAAGAATGGCGTAAACAATACGGTATTCCAGAAATAATTCATATGATTTATGAAATTATTATTTCTTTAAATGATGCAGATTTACCAACGCCTTAGAACCTAATTTAACATCAAAACCATTTTCTTTTGATAATTTATTAAATTTTGAAATTAGTTTGCTTTTATCATCTGATAATTTTTTTGTTGGGTCTGGCATTCCTTTAATCTCAAAAGATTTAATCAATTCTTTTATTTTATCTTCTGAAGATAAAATTTCTTCAATACTCTCAAATGTTTTAACGTCTTTTAAAGCCTTTTCCGCTTTGATTTCATTATGACCAGTAATGTTTAACCCTAGGATAGTTCCAAGAGCTAAAAGCACGCCTAAATCGATTGTAATTGCGTTATCACCTTCGTTTATAGAAACCTTAAGTTGTTTAACATGCTCAAGTATTGCATTGTATTGTTTTTCGGTAATAATTAACTTTGCCATAATATTGTTTTAGTATAAATATCTATATAAAATAAAAAAACCCTCTTTCGGAGGGTTTAATTATTTGGTTATTATTTTAGTTAGATATTTGAGAAAGATGCACCTGTGTTCATAATTACAAATTCTAATTGGATAAATTCTAAAGCACGTGTTGGTTTCAAGAATATTTGTCCAGTTAATTGATTTCTATCAATGTCTTCTGGGCTGTTTGAAAGCACCACTCTAAAGTCTGTAAGACCTCTTTCACTTCTAATGTTATCTAAGATTGGGTTAACAAGTCCTAAGAATTGGTTTCTAACAACTGAATCGTTTTGTTCGAAAAGAAGTCTGATAGATACAGCAGAAATAAGTTTTCTTGCTTGTAATAAAAGTCTTCTAACGTTAATACGGTTAAGAGCTGATTCTTTAACTTGAAGAGTTTTGTTACCCCAAATTTTAATACCATCACTAGTAAATGTTGCGATAGGGTTGATTCTATTTTCGTATAAATTATCTCTTTCAGCAAGAGTAAGTTTTTTACGAGCTTTGATAGCATCAACATCCCCACGTTGGATACCTGCAGCTGCAAACCATGGGAATGCAATATTGTCAGTTAAAGCAATGTTTCTTACAACATCTCTTGTTGGTGGAACATAAATCAATACATTGTTTTCAGCATCATTGATTTGAATCCATGGCCAATAAGTACATGTGTAGTTACTATCAAAGTTACCATCCATAATGTCAACAGCTTCTTGTACAGACAATTCAGCACCATTTCCATAATCTGGAGTTGTAACAATATAAAGTGAATCTGCTCTTTCTTGTTCAACCATTTCTATTGCAGCTTCAACCAAGTTTGTGTTGTTAAAAGTATCAATACCAGGTGTAGCAAATACGTTAATGTTTACCGCTTCTGGGTTTTGGAATGTGTTGATTGCTTCTAAATAAGCGTAGTAATCAGAGTTGATTCCTAAATCACCATTTGGAAGTGTTCTATATTTGAATGCACCTTGACCACTTCCACCAGCAAGACCAGCAATACCGTTTTTACCGTTGATAATATCTAAATCAGAATTACTTCTAATGGTTCTATAAATATCCCATCCATCAAATCCACCATAAGGTGCAAATGTAAATTTACGAGCAAATATTTTTTCATA